GGTGACATTTCTTGCGACCATGTTTGATCGAGGGCACCAGCCTGACTAGTTGTCATGCGAATGGGAGGTGGATGAGCGCACCGTGATTCGGTTGCAGTGGGACACTGGAAAGCGTCGCGAATACGGCTATACCCCGGAGCGCTACTATGCGGCTTGGGAGGTTTTTAATAGCCGCTGGTGTCGACACAGCAGGACGTAACAGACTGATTAAGTGGGCGGGATCGGCCAGGTGATGTCGGTGCGTGGGTCGAAGGCGCGCAGGGCGGTGAGGGTCGATAGGGCGCGCATCACGGCGAGGCCTGCCTCCATCGCCGAATTGATCTGGATCAAGTAGTCGGCGGTCACCATGTCGACCAGGGCCGCGGCTTCGAGTTCGGGCGCCAGCGTCGTGCCGTTCAGAGCGGCAGCCGCATACAGGGTCGTGCGGTCCATGCGCGCGACCTGTTCGTCGCCGCTCTCGTGCTGCCGTTTCAACCATTCGGCGTAGCGTCTGATCTGTTCAGCCTTTTCTCGGCGCGCCTCGGTGCGGCGCTCTGCCGCGCTCGGGTTGGCAATCTGACCGCCGCCCGCTTCCCACCTGGCAACACGTTGGCGGTAGATGTTCGAGAGGTCGTCGGGGACGTGATAGATGGTCCCGCCCGCCATCGTCACGCGCAGCATGTCCTCGTTGCCCACGATCCGCTCGACCGCCTGAATCCTCATAGTTCCGCCTCCGCTGTCCAATGCCAAAGAATAATGTCGCCCGCGGCCGGAGCCGTGTCACCGGCGTCGATCAGGGGATAGCCGACGCTCTTGGTGCTGACGTTGACCGGCGAGACGATACGGTTCGCGGCCTGGTTCTGGTTATAGATGCGGTTCGCCGCACCGTCGTTGCTCGAATAGAACGTCACGGTTGGGGAGGCGCGCATCGCGACGCGGGTCGACCGGGTGCCCATCGCCAGGAATTTGTTGGTCGATTGCGCGTTGATGCTGACAGTGCCGGCGGTGACCGTGCCGGGTGCGAAGGTGACCGGGTAGCTCGACTGAAAGTACCTCTCGCACAGGGCGATTTCCTCGGAGATGGGGCGCTTCTGGTAGGTTCCGGCCGCGTAACCCCCGATCAGGCGCACGTTCTTCACTTTGCCACCTGCCAACTTGACCGTGATGTCGCCGGTCGATGCGCTGTCAATGTTCACGGTCAGGGGTAGTGGTCCGCTTTGTCCGTCCACGGTCCCGGTGACCGTAGTCCCACCGGTGTCGGCCGCCAGGGTGACGGTCTTGCCGGCGAGGCCCGGGGACTCGATGACTTGTTCGAGGGCGCCGCTCGTGAGGGTGACGTAGCCGTCGCCGTCCGCGGCGCTGATGGTGCTCGCCCCGTTTGCCTTCCAGCGGTCGTAGCCGTAGACGCCATCGGCCAGGGCGCCGCCGGCGAAACCGCGCTGGTTGATGTCGAGGTCGGGGTTGATGAGGTAGTTGTGCCCGACAAGGGTGGTCCCTGTCGAGCTTGCCCCCGAACTCGCCGCGTAGTGGGCCTCGATGCGTGCCGCCGAGGGGACGTCGGTCAGGTAGAGCGCGAATTCGTCGATGCTGCCGGTAAGCTGTTGCGATCCGCCATAGTTGTTGCCCGCGTTTAGCTCGTTGTTCGCTCCCGCTGAGCCGTGGCCGATGGTCGCGGACTTATCGAGCACGCCGTCGATCCAGATTTCCGCCGTCGTGTCCCGTACCACACAGACAATGTGGTGCCAGGCTCCGTCGTTGACCGTCGTGCTGGTGCTCTCCACGCCCTGGTTCGCGTGGCGTAGTGTCAGCGAACCTGTGGCGCCGAGGTTGGCCAGGATCAACAGGGACTCGTCGAAGTTGGTGCCGCCGGCGCGCAATGCCGCCAGGGCCATCAGGCCCGTGCCGGTGTATTTCGCCCACAGCTCGATGGCCTGGTCCGTCGTCCCGACGTTGCCCAGTTCCGACCCGGCCGCGCGCCGGATATCGGTCGATCCGTCGAGGTCGACCGCGTCGTTGGTGCCGAATGGCGGCGTTATGCCGAAACTCGGTGTCCCGTTGTAGGCGCCGTCGTAGGCATTGCCACTGGCGTCGTCCGCCGTCGCGCCGCTGGCTTCGTCCACGCGCCAATACAGGACCGGGGCGTCGATCAAGACCTCGTCGCGGTAGACGTCGCTCGGGTCGGCGGGTGTCTCGGCGCCCGCCTCGACGTACTCCAGGGCGGTCTCGCCAATGTTGACCGCGACCAGCTTGCCGGCAGCGCCGGTGAAGTTGGTCGGTGTGTCGTCGAGACCGACGAAATCGCTCGCCCCGCCGCCGGACTCGCTTGCCCAGGTGGCGCCGCCGTAGCGGTAGACCGCCGCGTCCCCGGTCGAGTAGATACCCAGGCCGGTGACCGGCGCGTAGAAGTGCCACGCCGCGCCGTAGTAGTGGGCGATCTTGCCGTCGTTCCCGGCCCAGTCGGCGCCGGTGGCGCTCGCGGGAAGGATGTAGGCGTCGCCCTCGCTCGGGCTGCCCGGCTGGGCCGTCGTGGTGGCGCTCAATACCCGCACCAGGACGCCTTCCAGACGATTCAGGGCCTCGTTGTGCGAGACTGATTTCCCTTGTTGGCTTTCCGATAGCTCGGGCAGACCAAGTATTGGCGTGGTGTCGCTCATACCGTTGCTTCTCCTGGGTGTCCTCGACCGACCTGGGCGCTCAGCTGGTAGACGCGCACGTCGATCGCGCTGGCCGGGGCGCCCAGGTCGGTGGTCTGTTCGGCTGCAGTGTAGCTCGCGTTCGGGGCGCCAAGGCCGGCGATGGTGCGCACGACGTTGCCGCCGTCGAGGATGTCGACCTCGTATTCCTCGCTGTCCTCGCCCAGGGGCGCGTCGACGTAGTCGGTCCATTCGCCACCGAGACGCGAGCGCCGCGTCCAGGTGACGGTCAGATTGTCGCTGCCGTCGCGGTCCCCGTCGATCTCGACCGGACTGTATGGCTTGAGGGCCTCGGCGTCCCCGGTGAAGGCGGTCGCGGCGGTCAGGTCGAGGGTCGCTCCCAGGGTGACCGGCTTGTAATAGCGCTCGGCGCCACGCTCGGCAAGTTGCAACGTCACGCGCCGCAGGCTGGACGCGCTCAAAAATACCACGCGGTCCCCATCGACGTGGTTCGCGATGGCGTGCTCGGTGCCCCGGCGACCGCGTAGCAACCGGGTGCAGTCCCAGGTGCCGTCACCGTTGTCACTGGCGTCCTGGAATCCGACAATCTCCCAGCGCCCGTGCTCGCCGATCGCCAATTGGTTGGCGACACCGTTCAGGACGTTGGCCTCGCTGGTGCTCGACAATGCCGCCGCCGTGCGTACCGCGAGGGTATTGGCCTCGTCCCATACGGTCGAGGGACCGCTGGCCAGGACGCCGTCCGCGTAACCCTGCTCGGCGCGAGTGCCGACGTATTCCCGCGCGGAATAGCTGGCGCCCGCATCGGCGCTGACGAATAGCTGACACCCGCGCCAGCTCTGAGCGAACCCGCGCGCCGCGACGTAGATGCCCGCGTCGTTGTCGGCGTCTCGAAGTGCGGGCAAGTCGAGCAGCACGATCTCGCTCGGTCCCTTCCACGGGATCGCCTTCACCGGAATCGGCGCCGCCGCGCCGGGGGCGCTCTGCGAATAAATTGCCGGTTGCTCGGTGACGGCTTTCAGCGCCACGACGCCGCCCGGTACATAACCGCAATCGGTCACCCGAAGGAAATAGCTGTCGCCGTTTTCGCGGTCGATCCGGATCAAGTCGGCGGGATCGAGCACGACGCATTTCGGCGGTAGCCTCGGCTCGTACCGGTCGCGGGCGGTCCATGCGTCATGCAGCAGGGTCTCGGCAATCTGGCGAGCCCGGTCGTCGGCGATCACCGCAGGAGCGGATAGCTTGTGGACGGTGCGGGCCTCGGTGACGGTCCTCGCGGCGTACTGGTGATTGACCTGATGGTCGCGCGCCGCGCAACGGTAGTCGATGGTCACCATGCGCGGCAGTTCCATCTCCTCGGTCCTGGAGTGCGACAGGCGCTCGCCGCCGCCCGCTCCCAGGTCCTTCTCGACGAGCACCATGTCGGGCGTGGTGTCGCCCCGCAGACGCGCGCGGTAGAGCCAATCGGTTTCGACCAGGTCGAAATGATGGATTCGTTGCAACGCCTCGATGGCGGCGCGGATGGTCATCGGGTGCGTGCGCGCGAAACCGTCGACCACCACACCGGCCAGGGCGGTCAGATCGCGGTCGACGGCGCCGAGACCGGACTCGTCGAGCAGGTCCGCCATGACGTCTTCGAGCGATTGACTGGTGTCGGTGACCGCGTCCAGACGATAGCGGTCAAGGTCGAAACTCGTCCACGACGCCGACAATTCGAAGGTCGCCAGCATGTTGCCCGCGATGGCGTAGCCCAAGTATTGGCCGGACGGATAAAGGCCGGATATCAATTCGGCGCCCAGGTAGGTGTTGCCGCGAATATGGTGCATCCATTGACGGCTCAGGATGTAAAGGTCGTCGTCGCGCGGGCAAAACAAGACGGTATTGGTTCTCGATCCGTCGTAATCGATGTACTCTTCGGTCTCGGGCGTGAAGCTCAACGTCTCCACGATGTTGAAATCGAGGTCCCAGGTGATCAGCTTGTCGGCGTCGGTCAGACCGTAGATGGCGCCCTCGCCCGGCGCGATCATGTATAGCTCGCCGTCCGGGTCGCCGTCGGGCCATTCCAGCACGACGTTGATGCCCGTCTCCGGTAGATCAAGGTCGGCCAGCAGGACATAGGTCGGTCTGTCGAAAAGGAAGGCGTACTCGAAGAAGTACATCCGCCGGTTGCGGATCTCGATGCGTTGGGAATGACTGCTCGGGACGATATCGGTCGGCAGCTGGTAGAACCGCTCGAACTCGACGTGGTCGGGTCCGAGAATGTAGACCCGCATGTCGCGAGTATTCGTGTCGAAGACGCCGAAAGCAGGTTCATCGCTGGACCCGGCCATCGGTACGAGGCTTTTATAGACCTCGAACCGGTAGCGACGCTCGGCAATGCCGTCCGGTGCGATACGCCAATAACTGACCGTCGTGTCGGCGTAGCTGTTCGACCATTCGTTCATGGTCACGTGAACCATTCCGGCGCGGTCCATCAGCTGCAGGGTGCGCGGTAGGACGGGGTTGCCGTAAATAATCTGATCGGCGTAGTCGCCCGAATCGATCAGGTTCACCGTCGTCTGGCCTGCGCCCACGATCTCGGCGGTCAGGTTGGGTATCCGGTTGCCGAAGTCGGCCAGCTGCATGGCCTGAAACACGACGTAGGCTTGCCCACGGTAGGCGGGGGTGTTGTCGGTGCCCTCGGTCGCCTCGATCAGCGGATCGCGTCCCTGGGCCTCTGACCCGGTATAGAAGCGCATCGCCTCTGCGGCTTCCAGGGTCGCCAGGGCGGTCTCGACGCTGGTGTCGTCACTGACGTCATAGATCAGCTTGCCGTCGGCCCACAGGCGCCGGATGGCGGCCACGGGTCCCTGTCCGAAGCTGACCGCGAAGCTCGCCGAATAGGTATAGGTCGTGGTGGTTGCGCTCGCCCCTCCCTTGCCGTGCTCCGTTTCGTGCTCGGTCTCGGTCAGGCCGGTGGTCCAGATCAGGTTGCCCGCGGCGCGAAATACTCCCCAGGTGCGCGGCAACGGCTGGCCGTAGGTCGATGCCTGGACGGTGAGGTCCTCCAGACGCGGTCCCTGGCGTTGCTCGCCGTCGGGAGCGAACAACAATCCGCCGACCACCGAACCGATCGCCCATCCCAGCGCCGGGTTGCCGAATGCCACGGTGCCGATCGCCGCTCCGGCTGCGCTGACGGCCAGCTGACTCACCGCTTGACGCGCCGGTTGCTGTGGCTGCCTGGCAGGCTGAGCGTGCTGCCCCAGCGCCCGACACGGGCGCCCTTGCGCCCGGCGTCGCTGTAGCCCATCAGCGGCGTGCGCATCGCCTTTTCCCAGCTCCAGCCATCGATGTCATGACGGCGCACGACGGTGCCCGGCTTGAGCTTGAGCTTGCGCTCGGCCTCCTCGATGCGCTCAGGACCCGGTCTGGTGTCGTCGGTCATGTCCAGGTCCCCGGAATTCGATAGACCGCTGCGGTGCGGTCGCGAAACCAGTCGGCGTAGTCGTGCCGACAGACGTAGCCGACCCGGTCCCAGGCGTGGATCATGTCGTGAGTGCCCAGCAGGGCGACGTGGCGCTTGGCGTCGTTGAACCGCAACAGGATGACCGCGCCGGGCTCGGGGCGTAGCAATCGAATCAGGTGCTCGTCCATGGCGTGTTCGAGTTCTCGACCCTGCAGATCGCGGGCGTATCCGCTGCGGTCGGGGAGCTTGAGGCCGATGGCGGCTGCGGCGCAGATCACCAGGCCGATGCAATCCATGCCGCTCAACGCCCGGCCCTGGTGTCGGAAAGGCACGCGCCGACGGGCGAACATACGCGCGACCCGGACCAGCCGTTGCCGCGATCCGGGCGGTTCGGGCCGCTCACCGACCGCCTCGCGCAGCATGGTCTTGAGCTGCTCCGGGTCTTTATTCAGGATGCTCGGGTCGCCCCGGAATAGCGCGTCTCTATCTCGCATTGGGGTAGGCCAGGATCTCGTCTTGTCCGGGGACGTGCGGCTCGCCCCGAAAATTGATCACGTTGTCGAACTTGTCGCGGCAGTCGTCGAGGGTCTTCTGACACCCGGCGTGGACCTGGTAGGCATCGCCGGTCTCGGGCAGCCAGGGCAGGGGTTGATGCAAGGTGAAGGCGCCGCCGCTGAATGCCTTGACCTCGCGCGCCGCTCCCGCGTTCGGGCCGTCGGTCATGGTCAGCACGCCGTTGTCGTAATGGCCATCGGCCTCGGCCCTGGCGCTGTCGGTTATTTGCGCCTGGCCGGTCACGCCGGTCAATGTCCCGGTGTCGGTAATGCCGCCCAGGCTGACGCCGCATCGCGCATCGCCAAGGTCCGCCCGGCAGGCCGCGCTATGGCTCTCGCCGATGGTTTGCTGGAGGAACTGCGCCAGGCCGCGCAGCTCAGCGTGATACCGTCCCTCGGCGACGCCGACCTCCCCGAGCGTGCCGCGCCGCAATTTCAGGATGCCGTCCCCCGGTGAGGCCCAGTCGACCAAGAACAGCCACACGCTGGCGTAATCGAACAGGCCCGCGCGCAGCTCGTCGTCGCGGATGGCGGTGTCGTCGAGTACCGCTCCGACGGTCAGCTCGTCGACGCTGAGATCGGCGCGGCTCTCGATCTTGGCGGTGCTGTAGCCGATCGCGCTCAGGTACGTGCCGTCGATGGGCGCCCCTTGCCCCGCGATGACGACCGCGGTGTCGTGGTCGGTGAATCGGTAGAGCGTACCGTCGAGACGTTGGAGCAGCCAACCGGTCGCCAGGGTGGTGGTTTCGGTGTCGAGCGTCAGCGGGTTGGTCTTCACGATTTCAGCTCCAGGATCGGCAAGCTCTGCAGGTAGTAGAGATGCTCGCCGCCCGCTCCCTCCGATCCAAGGAACTCGAAGCGCATCTGGTCCGATCCGAAGCGCGCCGGACAATCGTATTCTCCGGACCAGGTCAGGTCCTCGCCCTGCAGATAGGTCTCGGCGGTGCCGCTGACCGGGCCGCCGGTCTCGCCGGTGGCATCGATGCCATCGAGACTGAATGTGTCGGTGTCGATGACCGTGATGGTGTAGGCGGCATCGGCCAGGGAGGAGAAATTTCCGGTCATGCCGCTAAGCCATACGATCTTGCCGGTGGAAAAACCGTGCGGCGTGCCGGTGGTGACGGTGCATGGGTTGGTGGCGGTTATGCTGTCGAGAAAGACCAGCGTCTCGTATGTCAGGGTGAGAATGCCGCTCGTCTCGTCGACGCTGTCGTAGGAATACGGCGCCCCGGCGCGCTGCAGGGCGACCGTCGCCGCCCTCGGCTTGACGATGTTGCGCGTGTAGGCGTTGCTGCTGCCGTCGTCGTATGTCTTGACCAGCTGGTGTGTCTTCGCCCCGGCGGGCGTGAACGTCTCGGCCTCGACCTGGTAGTCGCCCCAGTCGCGGAATCGAAAACCCTGCTTTGCCCCGCGCCGCGCGTGGAAGAAGTCGAGCAGGTAGTCCTTTTTCGTCTTGACCACGCTGCGCTCGCCGATGTCCCAGCGACGGCGCGCCACTTCCCACTGCTGATTCCGGGCCTCGATGCCGGATGCGGTCACGACGATCCCGGTGCGGAATTCCGGGCCGCCGCTGGCGCCGTAGTCGTAGCCGAGATCGAGATAGATTTCCGCGAAGTCGCTCATGCGATCGCCCCGCTCATCTGTTCCTCGCCATGGCCCGGTTGATGGCGTCGCCGACCTTGGCCGCCATCTGCTCCTGTGTCGCCTGGTTTACCTCTCCCTGGACTGTAAAGTTGTTGGTGATGTTCATGCCGCCGCCGTTGGCGCGGTGGCGGGGATCGCTGCGGGTGAGGACTTCCTCGCCCCGGTGCAGGATGGCCGGTACCTCGCCGCCGGTGGCGAAATGCGGGGCACCGGCGAAAGCGAACGCCGGTACGGCGCGACTGGGCGCGGTCCCGCCGGCGAGGCCTCCGCCGTGGAAGATAGAGGCCAGCACGGACTTGCCGGCCTCGAAGAGGCTGCCCACCATGCCGCCCATGCCTTCGCCGCCACCTCCCCCGCCGAGGTCTCCGAATAGTTTCCTGGCCAGTTGCGCCGCGACGATGTCCGACGCCATGCGGGTGAGGGTGCGCTGCAGGCTGTCCGCCATTCCGGACAGGCCATCCTTGAAAGGGTCGAACAGGAAGTCGGAGAGGCTCGACTGGATGTTGCGCGCCGCCGCCACCCCGAACTGGTTCAGTTGCTCACCGGTCTCCGCGATCGCGACGTTGACCTCCTCGAAGCCGCCCCGCACCTCGCCGATGCGCGCCTGCACGTCCTGCTGCGCGCGGGCGTATTCCTCGGCGCTGAGATAGCCGCCCTCGTAGAGTTCGCGGTTGCGTTCGAGCTCGCGGTTCAGTTCCCGTGTCGGATCGAGCGAGTCCTTCACCGCGTCGGCTGAGCGCCGCATCTCCTCCTGCATCCGCCTTGCCGCCTCGCCCTGGCGGCGCACGGCATCCTCGAGGGCACCGCCGAATCCGCTTGGGCCGGTGGCACGGGTGGGGCCACCGCTAGCGGGTGTGGTGGGCGCAGGCAGATCCGGCGTGACGACGGCGGGTTCGGCGGCGCCGCCGGTTGTGGCGGGTGCGTTGGTTGGCATATCGAACAGCCCCGCGCGTGCCGCTTTGAGGTTGTGCAGCACGATGCGCAGAGCATCGACCTCGCCCTCGTATTTCTTTCTGTTTCTCTCGTGGGTTCGATCGAGAATCCTTTCGGCTTGTAAAAGAGCGCGCTCTGTTTTCTCGATTTTCTTTGTCAGTGCGTCATATTCTTGCCCGAATCCGCTGGACTGCGTGACAGCGATCTTGATGCCCTCGACAAAAGCGGCAAGGCCCGTGACCGAATTGGCCAAAGCACCCGTCAGCTTGATCACCGCCGAGGTGATGGTGTTGAACCCGGCGACGGTGGCCGGGTCCTGCATCAGTTTGGTGAGTTCCTGCGTAGCGGTGACGGCGTCGTTCATGCCGCCGCCGTCGGCCTCCAGCAGGTCCCCGAAGGCATTGCCGAGCTGTGACAGCGCACCACCCAGGGTGTCGGTCGCCGCCTCGGCGGCGCCACCGAACTGACGCTTGAGCTCCTCGAGGATGATGCCCTGCGCCTCGGCCGTGCGGCCGGTGTCCACCAGTCCCTTGACCAGTTCTCGCTGCTTGTCGGTGAACTGCACGCCCGCGCGCCCGAGCGCGGACAGTCCCTTGACGGGGTCGTTGAGCGCCTTGCCGACGGAGAGGGCGGAGGATTTGAGGTCCTGCCCCATCGCGACCGACATATCCAGAATGGCCTTCGTCGCGCGGTCGAACTGCGGCCCGGCGACGTTGGTGAAGGTCAGCAGCAGGGCCTGCATCTCGATGATGGCTTCGTCGCCGAAGGTGGTGACCTTCTGCAACTCGCCGGCGAACGCGGCCAGCTCCTTCGTGGTCTTGCCCGCCGCCCCGCCGGTGGAGGTGATGCGCTGCTCCAGTTGCCGCAGCGCCTGCTGCTGGCGCTCGGTGGCCTTGATGATGGCGCCGAAGGAGATCCCCGCGCCGATACCGGCGAGCGCGCCGCGCATGGAGAACACCGCGCTCTTGAGATTGTTCAGGCTGCGCTTGACGCGGCCGACCACACGGGTGAACTCCTTCGAGTCCCCGGCGATCTTGATGGTGAATTTCTTGTCAGCCATCGAGCCAGGCCATCAGTTGAGCGAACCCGGCCTCGTCGGCCTGCGCGCCGCGCATCACGATCGCCAGCTCACGCAGGCGGCGGCGTTCGATACGCACGGCCGCATCGAGGGATGCGCGGGCCTGTGCGATCGTCATGCCCATTACCTCGCGGACTCCGTATCCGGCGCCGGCGAGCTCGGCGGCGAGATCCGCCCAGCCGCCGCCTGCAGGCGCGCCGTCGTGCGCTTGAGACTCGGCTCGAGATGGCGGGAAAAAAAATCCGCGTTCACCTCGATCAGCAGCCCGGCCAGTTCCAGGAACTCGTCCGGCGGCAATGCCGCCACCCACTTCCAGGGCTTGTCAGTGGCAGCCGCCACCGCGCCGATGGCCTCGCCGGTATGCCGGGAAAGCAGATCCAGCAGGTCGATGTCCTCTTCCTGATCCCTCTCCTCCTTCCCGGTTTGCCGGTGTTTCGCGCGAACCTCGTCCATCGCCGGACCCAGGGCCCGCATTACCGCGCCCACGCGCCCGATGGTGAGCGGCATCACCTCGATCTCCTCGCCGGCGACCCGCAGCGTTTGCCGGGGCGGATCCAGCACGTCCAGTTCGGTCTGCGGGATCACACCGGTGCCCCGTTGATGTAGGCCTGGGCGTAGTTGGCCCGCTTGGAGATCGACAACGCGAACGCCATCTGCTGGATCGTGTCGCGGCTCTTCAGGGCGAACGATCCGTTGGGGCGCATCTGCACCTTGGGCAGCAGCAGGTCGCGGTTCTCGCCCTCGGTATTGTCGGCCACATACTTGAACCAGCCGAGCTTGGCCCCGGTGTTGGTGCTGGTGACCAGCTCGATGGTGCGCGCGGCGGTGTCGTAGTCCACCTCGATCGCGGTGCCGTCGGCGATGCCGCCGCCGGGGACGATGTAGAGCAGGCCCTGGGCGAGGTCCACGGTGTAGTCGGTGGTCTCGACGTGGGTCGGGGTACCGCCCGTGCCGGTGACGACCACATTGGAGATGTCGCGCGCGCCGAACGGCGTGGCGACGCCCTCGCCGAGCTGGTAGTAATGCCCCTGCTTCACGGTCAGTGCCTCGCCGGCGACGCTGCCCGCGCCCTGCGACTCGCTCGACTTGGCGCCGATCAGGAACAGGGATAGATTGTCGCCGTTGACGTCCTGACAGGTCAGTTCCATGGTGCGGTTAACCTGCGTGGCCACGTCGACGATCTTCTCGGCGATCGGCGCGTCGTTGTCGTAGACCTCCAGGTTGGTCGCCTCCACCCCCAGATTGACGCCCAGGCTGTCGCCCAGATAGCGGTAACCTGCCGGGTTGCCGACCGCGTCCTCCAGGCTGAAATAGGCCCTGCCGGCCCCGAGTACGAAATTCTGTGTCATCGTCCTGCCCTCAGTTCCTGCCGGTCAGCGTACGAGCCGGCGTGTCTCAAAACTCAATGGAAACTCCCCGAACCCCGGGTAGTACACCGGGTCCGGCCGGTCGGCGATCGCCATCGGGTGATGCCGCTTGTCGAACCGCCAGCCGTGCAGGGCCCCGACGACGGCCTCCAGCAGCGGCCCGGCAAGACTCGATGTCGTCGCAAGATCAGCCGGGTCCTTCACATGCTTGACGTACAGCACCACTTCCCAGTGCTGTGTCTCGGTCAGCGGCCCGCCATCCGCCCCGGCCGCCGTGTACTGCGCGCCGCCGGGGATCACGAACGCCGCCGGGATATAGGGCGCGATGTCCTGCGCACCGGCCAGGAACCCCACCGAGGCCACGGTGGAGAGACCCGGCGCCTCGGTCTTGATCCGCGCGATGATCTGCGGCTCCAGAGTGAGCATGTCAGCGGCGCCCCTTCACCAGGACCTCGAAGCGGATCTCCCGCCCCAGGGCCTTGGCCAGGCGCAGCGGCACCTCGCCCTCGATGCGCGCCCTGGCCGCTTCGGGCAGATTCAGCGGAATGGTCTGCTCCACAAGTGGCAATCGCGCCCGGCCCTTGCGCTTGAAGATCCCGGCATGTCCGGCGCCAACCTCGGCCCAGAATGCGCCCTCGAATGTGTAGCGCCTGAGCCTGCCGCCAACCGTGACGCCACCCGGACCCCTCCCACCCATCAGCACCCGGGCCCGCTGCGCGTTGGTCGCCAGATACCCCGCCGGCAACGGCAGCGTGCCGACCCATACCGAACCGCTGGGCCGGTCACCCTGACTCGCCTTGGGCAGGCGCTGTATCACGCGCCGGCGCGTCCTCAGCAGGCGCTGCGTCACCCCCGCCCCGGCCGCCATCTCCTGGAGGATCGCGCGGTTGGTCTGGCGCGTCACCGTGGACACCGCCCGCCGGGACGCCGTGGCGATCTGCCGAGGCGTCGCCTGCAGCGCCGTGATCGTCTCCTCCAGGCCGTCGAATGTGATGTTGACTCTCACCACCCCGCCTCCGCCAGATCGAACAGGACCAGCAGCCGCGCTAGGACCACCAGCAGAATGACGTCCTCGATCTTCATGTGTGCTTCGGCCAGGCCATCGATCCCGGTTCGAAGGCCCGCACCGCATCTACTGTACGCATGTCCAGCACGTGGCGGATGTAGTTCCCGGCGCAGTCCAGCGTCCCGGCATCGAAACGGCTCTTGTCGATCTCCCTCACGGCGATCGGCCCGCCCTGCGGAAACACGCTCACGCAGGCGATCCGCGCCAGGCGCGCACGGCGTGAATACTCCGGCTCGTTCTCCTCCAGGCGCCGATCGGCATAACGCCCGATCTCCTCGACCTTCTTGCGCTTCCAGTACGCCAGCTCATCGGCCGGCGTGCCGTGGAGCTGGATCTCCCCGCCGCGGGCGACGTATTCAAGTACCCCGGGATACTCCGGAGCGACAACATGGCCCGTCTCGTTTCCCTTGCCGTCGGTCAGGACGACCCGGCTGCGCTCCCAGTCCGCATACTTCGCCCCCTGGACGTTGATGACGTAGACATTGCCCGACTCGCTCATGGGGTGTATTCAACCTCCCTGAAAAACTCCACCGGGATGCGGGAGAAATACTGCGAGATCACGATCACCTCGTCGTCCTTGTCCGGTTCGGTCATCAGATAGGGCTTGTCGGCCTGGATCGATACCTCCCTGCCTTCGTGATCGACGCCGAGCACCTGGTCCTTCTCCGCCACCATCATCCGGATATTCATGGGGTGCATTTAACGGTTATCTGCTGGATCTGCGGCGCGACGCCATCCGGACACTCCGGAACCTCCGAACACGCCTCGATGGGCGGACATTCCGCCGGCGGCGGGACTTCGGGACATTGCGGGCACTCCGGACACTCGACGGGAGCGGGACACTCCGGCGCCTCGGGACACTCGATAGGGTCCGGGCATGCGGGGACCTCGGGACAGGCGGCGTCGCGTTCGGCGAGCACGATCCAGGCGCTATGGCTGTCGCTCAGCACGCTTTCGCCCAGGTCCTCGGCCTCGGCGGACACCCTGAACGTGAAATAGTCCGCTCCGGCGCGTAACACCGAATCAAGCGGGTACTCGTTGACCGTGACCTTGACGCGCGGCAGGTCCTGCCCGTCGCGCTCGATGTACACCCACCACCAGTCGGCGTCGGACTGAGGGTTCCAGGTCAATGCCAGACTGGTTTCGTCCAGGTCGGGCTTGTCCGGCGGCGTGACGTGCTCGCCGCGCCGGTTTTGTTCGGTGAGGGTGAGGGTGGCGAAGGTCGCCGGGTTGTTCTTCAGCCCGCCGGGGTGCTTGCCTCCTGGGAGCTTGCCCCCGAACAGCGACTGGGCATTGACCTTGATGCCGTAGCGGACCTCGGTGCCTGGCTCGGGCGTAGCGCCGAGCGCCTTCCAGGCGATGCCCGTCTCGATGCGCTTTCCTGCGGCGGTGCAATGCACTGATTCAGCCGGGTAAACCATCCCCGACGTGCTGGCGTGCTGGTCACGCCTGGCGCCGGACAAGTCGCAGAACCACTTCCATGGCCTGGGCTCGGTCCCGGCGTACACCTCGACCGATGTTCGGTCCCATATATCGTCGCTGTCCGGCGCCACCAGGTCGTCGCGGTGGTAGTCGCACGCGACCCACAGGGCGGTCTGGTCCCAGCTGACTTGGCAATCGGCGGGCTCGAACTCGAATGTCTCGGCCTCGGCGGCGTTGTACCAGGCGACAAAATAGCCTGCGATGGCGGCGGCGATGCAAGCGCGAAGCAGGCGCGGCCATTGAATATTCATTCGCGGATCTCGACGGTGACGGTAATCACCCGCAACCCTTTCGGTTCCTGGAGGGTGTCGTGCGGGACGGTGACGGTCACCGGGTTGCTCTCGTTGCTGCACTCCGGTGTACCGGGTGGTTTGCCGGGCCTGCACGCGGCGACGGTAAAGCCCAGCAGGCTGCCTGCGGGGCGGACCAGGACGACACTGACCTCGGCCTTGACGGTGTCGACGGCGTGGACCTCGGCGCCGGTGTCGTCGGTGACGCGCATGGTGTAGCTGTCGACTCCCTCCTCGGGGGCGTTTGCGTCCCAGGTGACGCGGTAGGTATGCGTGGCCGCTTGCGCATGGCCGTACCAGATCAACAGAAACAACAGGGCGAAATACCCCGCGCCGATGGCCCGGAACTTGATCTTCATTCGGCGGCGCGACGCACGGCCAGGGCCGCCACGGGATTCAGGGCGATCGCCCTTTCCCGCTCCCGGCACGGGCGGCACCGGGTGTCCCAGTAGATACGGTGCCGCGCACCGGCCGTGCCGCGCACCGCGAAATTCTCGACCGAGTGTGTAAGGAGCTTTTTGCATTCCGCGCACCGTTTTCGTCCCGTCACTTTTTCCCGTTCCTTGCCCCGTTCCTTGTCTGTTCCGCGGCGGCACGGAAAAGATCTTCGCTGCCCGCCATGGGGGCCTCGTGGCCGGGGAACGTCGGGAAGCCATAGTCCCGGGGTTCGGTGACGGATTTATCCTCACCGCAGACATCGCAGATGTCCTGATGAAACGTGG